TTGGCTATCACTATCTGAAGCCGTTGTTTGTTCTTTAAATTGCTCTTCTGCATAATCAAAGGCATAATTAACTACAATGCTATTACGTACATTATCAACAGGTGTTCGCGAAATGCTTTTTAAATTAATGTCATAATAATTAATTGTTTTATTTGATGTAGGGGTATCTGTCATTCGTAATAACGTGCGTATTTTAAAATTACCATCGCCTGATAGCCACACATAAGACGTTATTTGTCTACATAAACGATCAATTAAATCTTTTGATCCTATAAATTTTGGTTGTGAAAATGCAAATTTAATATCTTCAATAGCATCATCTAAAGCATACGCAATGTCGCCTTTTTTTGAAACTCCAGATGTTCCTGTTTGTTTAGCGCCCGCCATGTCAAATGATTCAATGTTAATATCAGACCCATCGGTTGACGAATCTAAACTGTTTTCAATCCTAAGAATATTTTCTATAATATATACCGGGTTCTCACAGAGTTCACCACTTTCATAACCGGGGTCTGGAGAGTCGCCATTCTTTGATGTTCTTGAAGCTGAATCAATTGTATCTATCCACGCCGCATATTCTCGCCCTTTTCCGCTAATATATACATAATCAATTTCGCTTGGAAATGCTACTATACGTGAACGGCTAATCATTTTGTTTTCAACGATAGTTTCCGCCGCCTCAGTACCAAAACCTGTTCCCGCTATTGCCGCCGCCGCGGGCGCAGAAACAACCTCTACGTTTTCCATTACCTTCTTTGAATCAATTTTATCAATATCAAACTCGACAACAATGCCCATTTCAACAATTTCCACCGATTGTGTCCCATAGCCCCCCGCGGAACTTAAAAGAGCTTGTAAAGACCCCTCAAAATCCCAAGATGCTTTTTGATCTGTGGTATAACTTAAATTTATTACTTGTTCTGTATCTGCTGTATATGCTGGAAGAACAACTCCGCCAATTTTAAAAAAACTTATTCCCAGAAAACCGCTCATGTTTCCCAACTTTAAAAGAGCTTGAATACCAACATATTCTCCTAACTTGGGTATTTGTGGGATTGCAAAGTTTACATACGATGTATTGCCCGCCGTTGCGGTTATTGTACATTTGTTTGATGCGTCAAAAACGCCATTACTTATATTGCCTTCATTTGTGTGAGTATCCCCTCCCGTACCATCTGAAGTAGTAAAACCAGATGCACTTAAAGGAAAATACGCTTTACATCTTGCGCCTTCAAATTCCATTTTTGGATTATTCGTACCAGCGTCTACCGTCCCTGTTATCGTTGCATAATTTCCATCTTTAAAATAATATACATTTTCACTATCTAAATAAAACTGTGTTTGTATGTCCGGGTGTGCTTCTACCCCAGCAACTCCAACATCAAATTTATCTGTAACAATTGCGGGGTGAGCGCCCATAGTAAACTGTTTAAATTCATCAAAATAAGTATCTGGTATGGTTCCAATGTCTGTTTTAGCGTGCAAATTACCATACGCCATAGGAATCGGTTTGTTTAAATTCTTTTCTGGTGCGTTTGGATATGTAGTTGAATCAACAACCGTTTTTGGTACCCGTTTGTGCATTTTGCTATTGTTGTCTAACAATGTTAGCGAAATAAATGATGTATCGTATTTGATTCCGCCCGCAATTACACCTGTACCAATCATGCGAGCCGCCGTATCAAACGTAGATAATCCGCTTGTGTTTTGAAATAACTCCCATTTACGGTTTGCAAAGTTCTTTGTTGCTAATAAATCGGAAAATCTACCTCCTTGAATACTGTTTTCTACATTAATAAGTTTAACAGACATCCTTGCAGTAGATGTAGTAAAACCAAAAAAATCTAATGATTGCCCTAATTTTCCCCATGACGATACCAAAGCATGATATGTGTCGCCACCACTTTCAATGCGCGTTTGATCACTTACCCCAATAAAGTTTGTGGCGCTTGTATCGTCGTTATAATATAGTTTTAATACCCAAAACGATACGGGGTTAGGATTTTTAATAGAGCTTGATAATGCGGTATCAAAACTAAGCATTTAGGGTAGAACCTGTAGAAATAGCGCGATTTAAGGCGGGTATAAGCTCGTTTCTAATAAAATCGTCGTCTACTACGCCTCCAGAGATATTAACGGTTGTACCTACGCCTTGCGCGCCTCCTTTTTTGCCATTTATATTAGGCGCCTCCAACGGAGTAACGGAAACATGCTCTTTTTTATTTCCTTCACCTGTCATAAACATTGTAGGACGGTCAACAACCCCATCAAACCCTGTCGCCGCTTTTTCTATCATTTGCACATTAGCAAGACCAGCGCCTAATGCCGCCGCCGCCGCTGTTACTGCCAATGCTGTTCCGATAACAGGAATACCCGCCATTGATTTATAAGCCGCGTTAGCTGATGCGTAAGCGTCTACTAATGCCTGAACTTGGGCAAATCTTTTTGCAGTTTTCGCCCCAATCATCCCAGCGTCTGCCATTGTTTTCATGCTTCCCGCAAAACTCCCAGCTACTGTTTGGGCTGTTCTTATATGTAGTTCAGTACGTAAAGCTGTTTCCATTTCAGTTAATTTGGTTTTATCTTTTTCAACCTCACCATATCTTTCCATCATATTTGTAATTTCTGCGCTTTCGAGTTCATACGTCCCTCTAACGGCTTCAATGTATTTTTCATTAAATTCAGTTTGAATAGCGACTTTTTGCTCTTCGCTTAATATAATTGCTTCATTTGCCTTTGGAATTAATCCCATGTCTTCCGCGAGTGTACGATATTCTGTTTTTATATGATCAAGCCATGCTGATTCAACGGCTTTTGCATCAACAATCTCTTGTTGTTTCCTAATATATTCATCAAGATCTTCTGCCCCTAAATCTGCGGGTTCTTTTTTTGGTGCTTCTGATAACGTGTTTTCAGCCTCAATTTGCTTTAGTGTTAATTCAAGCGCTTTTGCTTGTTCATCTGTCCACTCGTAAAGATTCCCCAGCCTTACATTCTCTAAGTCGACCTGTAAACCAGTTAATCCATATTCTAAGTTCTTTTTATTTATTAAATATGTATATGAGGATTTATCAAGATCGGCTAACTGCCTTTTTGTGTTTGCTATTTTAGCAAGCACTATTTCTTCCTTTTCTTCTAATGTCATTAACTCTGTTATATCTTTACTGGAGAGCCTTAATTCTCGGATATACAATGCCACGGAAGCCGCGGCGCCAGCAAACCCGCTGGCAATAGTAGTAACTGCGGGTGCTAAAGTTTGTCCAATTTCAATGCCTACATCTGATGCGGCGGCTTTTGCTTGATCCATTGAAGATGACATAGTTAATTGCTCTTCGCCCATTTTTTCAACTAATTTTCGCCCCTCTTCCATTGCTGTATTTACAAATGCTTGTTTTCGTTGTGCGTCTGTTAATTCGCTTGCTGTCGTGCCAAGTTTCTTTGCATAAGCATCGTTTGCTTTATTCACATCAATCATTATACCCAGATTATCTAACATAAGTTTTGATTGGCGACCTAAACCTGTAACTAACGATTCAATACCAAACGCCGTATCTTTCCCTAAACCTTGCGCTAATCGCTGTGCAACATCAAACATTTCCGCCATTTGATCTTCAGAATCTGTAATTCCAAGTAACATAGCGTTATTTGCTTGAGTCATTAAATCAACAGAACCGATTGTTCCATCAGTTGCGTCTTTAAACTTTTCAAATGCCTCACCCGAAAAACCCGCGCTCTTTGCTAAGTTATCAAAACCACGCGATACGCCTTGAAATTTTGATGCTAACTGTATAGATGTTGTTAATCCGCTAATTATAGCTTTTCCGCCAAAAAACGCCGCCCCAGCTATTCCAGCGGCTTTACCAAGACCTTTTAGACCTCCGCCAGCTTTACCCGTAGCCCCCTCAAGACCTTTTGTCCGAGTTTCAAGTTGTTTATACTGCTTTTTAAGTTTCGCTAACCCTTTAGCTTGAAATTCAATTGTTTGTTTTAGATTTGCCACGCTTTTTTATTTCCCGGTTATTATATGTTGTTAATATTCCTTTTATCAAATGATATTTGTCAATCCATATTCTTGGTATAGACCCATAATCGCCCTTATACGGTGGTGTACCAGTATCTTGTGCGTACATATACCGCTGTAAATCATGTTGAAATTTATTACTTAAAAA